CTAATGCTGCTGCTTTCAGTGTTTCAACTACGCCAGGCGGCGCAAATGTTGGTCTAACAAACGAAGATGCAGAAGCATATGCAACTCAGGATGTTATTACTTTAGCATCTAACGCAACTGCTGCATTAACAACTGGTTCAGCATTTATCTATGCAACACCAGAAGCAGGCTACATTGTTCGTCAAAAGGGCAAGCAGAAGTATCTTGTTCAGGGTAGTACATCAGGTCTAGTTAGTCAGTGCTTCACTGCAAACGTTGCTAACACCGCGATGCTTCCAAACACAATGACAATCACTGCAACTTACGCTAACGCTGCAACTCAGTTGGTACAGAGCCTCAGTGATCACACTGGCGAATTGTTCACTGCAACATCAGGTCCAATTGCAACAGGTAACATTGTGTTCCCGAACGCTGCACCCGCATTCGCAACATTCAACGATGCTGCCACTGCAAACGCTGCAAACGGTCAGCCTTACCCAATCGTAACAATTGGCAACGCATAAGGAATAAACTATGGCTCAGGCTTCTACAGTTCAAAAGATTAAAGAGACTGAGACCGAAATTGCGGTCCTTCAGGTACAGTATACTCATCTTAATGAAAAAGTTGATGATTTTAAAACTGGCTTGAAGGACTTGCAAACACATATTGATAATCACATGGAAACTACCCATACTCTTATCAAAGATTTTCAAACTGAAAACAAAAAGCAGCATGACGAAGTAAACAAAAAAGTTAATGCGCTAGAAAAATGGAAATGGATGCTTATGGGAGCAGGCGTGTTAGCTGGTGCTATGGGTTGGCCTACACTATCAGCACTTCTTGGTATGTAATCAAGTAAGACTGTTTAACTTTTCAAGCACAATATCAATATTCACAGTAGAAAATAATCCGGGGTGTAAAGGCTTTGGATATTGTCCTTCTTTTACCCAAGCATAACCTACATGTTCATGATTTAATGTAGGAATAAATTCTTTTTTGATTTCGCAAAAAAACGTATGATACGTAAAGTTACCATTCACAAATTTTTGAATAGGTATAATTTTACAATCAGAAATATCAAAATTCATTTCTTCTATACACTCTCTTGCAATACCATCAAGTAATGTTTCATTTTGGTCTATGCCGCCGCCAGGAATACTCCAAGTTGAAGTTTGTTTGTCTGTTCGTAATAGATACAAAAATCTATTTGTCGATGAGCTATAAAAGAATACACCAGCTGCTTGTTTAATCATATTAGATAACGATGCTATAGTCACCCTCTCCGTACCATCCTTCAAATGACTTAACCCACATGCCCTCATTTGGAACATATCTATATTGTATGTTAGTAGTCAAATTAGTCACAAATTCTACCGTAGTTGCATCATCTGCACTAAACTCTACTTCCCATTCATTAGTAATAGCGTTGTACTGTATGATATCATTGGCTGCTGCAACTAAATCACCCCAAGAAACAGTAGAATCACCGTCATATCCTATGCTTTCAACAATAAGATATCTAGTTCCGGGGAAGGGTCCGGGCAATCCTGCATTAGGGCCTGTCAATTGCGGATTGATGATTGCATTAATCGGCTCCAGTGTATTTTGCGGCAATGTGTCCGGGTCAATATTATAAATTAGAAATCTATCATCAATTGGGTTAGGCACAATTGTACCAACAATGTCATCTTCCATATATGGATTTTGTAACCAAATCTGACTAATGCCCGGCTTAATTGCTCCGTAGACGTTTAACAAGCTAGACCAATACAAGTCTGTATTCGGGGTGACAGGCTGTTCTATTGAACTATTGGGAGGATAGAATGCAGTGGCTTGAGGCAATAGTTGAAGTTGATTACCCAATAATAATAATTTATATCCATATGGGGTAATTTTTTGTCTGGTGCCCAGCAGTAAGTCTTCGTCTTGAATATCTTCTAATGCTTTTCCTTTAAAGATACTCGCAATAACTTTATGAATGACTCCCATCTTCTTAAGCTTACTAGCAGTAGTTAACCAAATTGGCATATAAAATTTCCAAGTCAATACATCAATGGGATTACCTGTACCTTGAGGAATACTTCTACTTGTAAATGTTAAACCATCTTGGAATACTGCGGTTAACGAGGTCCAATCTACAAAATTGTCAGTACTTTGCAATTCTAGTGCGGGATTGAATAATGTACCCAATTGCTCAATAATTTCTAATTTTTGTTGATAGTTAGTTGTCCAAAAATCAACAGTGATTCTTAATCTATAAGGAACCGGCATCAGCCTCTCAAGAGTAAATGCTTGTCCCTGAACCTGCTCATACTCACCAGTTTCTTGATTTACTGCTCTCTGTCTAATTTGCATTTTATCAACAAATGTAGGATTTTGAGTTCTATTTTGTTCGTATTCTAATCCACTTATATAATATGTAATTAATGGTGCACTTGGTAAATTACTCGCACTATTATTTGCAATTATAGTAGCCGCTTGTCTGCTACTATCACCATACATTATAGGAACACGGATTAATATATCATTACCGTTTGGATCTTTTCCCCTAGTGACATACCAATTGCTGAATATTTTTGCAAATTGAATTAAGAATCTTCTGAGTTGATTATCATAAAAGTAGGCAGCCATAATTTATATTTCCGGTGGTATTACATCAAGAGCAGGTTGAAGAACAGATGACAATGGTTGCGCCTCTGGAATAACTTCTCCTGTACTATTTAGATAGATTTCACCTTCATTGTTAATAAATCCTGACAATAGTGAAGTATCCTGAGCAGTGAATCCAGTATCAGTTCTTACATTCTCACTAATGCGAATCCATAATTGACCATTCCAACGATATAATATCTGCGGCATATAGTCAATGCGCAAGAAATAGTCACCTACTTGCGGATTTTGCGGGAAACTTATTCCAGCACCAACCGGATATCCATTGGGAGCAGTGCCGTCACCAGTCATATATCCTGTGCTATATCCGAATGCTCTAGGACTTGCTCTCGTAATATACTGAAATGCAGGATCACAGTCTGCACGATAGTCCATCTGTTGGGTAATATCGGCAGTGAATCCAGTTGCGTCGGGGTCTTGATCGGCAGTAGCATATGTATTATCAGCAGTACCATAAGGCCCTGTAATTATACCCAATGACTGTACTGCAAGAGATTTTGTAGTTTCTACTGAACCAGAACCGCTTTCCGTTAATTTAGGTGTTTCTTCTACCATATTCAAACTAGCTTGTACAAATCTATCTAGTTTGTCTTCAATATCCATGTCAGCAGTCATGTCCCAAATACTAGCAAGAACTTCTTTTTTAATTTTAATTCCGGCACTAGCATTTTTATACTTTGGACTACGCATGAGTACCACAGTTCCTTCTACGGGAATAGTAGTGCCTGTATTTCCCGAAGTAACTATGTTAATAGGAGGCGCCGGCTGATTAGTTTCTTCGGACAATACATTATTAGATTTGAATTTGCCATACGTGGGAACAACATATAGCTTACTAGTATCGTATCCTGCCTTAGGTACTAATCTCTGTGCTTCTCTTAGTGCAGCATCATTGATTGCAATATTCTTGTTGTACGTAGAGAGAATACTTGCCAAACTATCATTTTCTTTGAGAAGCCAATACGCTGGGTCAGGAGGTTTGACCCCGATCGGTACTTCTTGGATAGACTCGTAAATCTTGTCACCAAATGCAATAGTGTAGCCGGGCGGATATGTTTTGGTAGCATCCCAATCACCGAGATAGTTGTCTTGATTGATCGGTTCTTTAAGAATATCAGTAAATTCTTCACTGTTGATAAGCGGTTCACACTTAATACGCCATAAGTGAGGATACCAAGTTTGACTAAAGCCCTCACTTGCATAGTTACTATCCGTGATTTGATAGAATCTCTTTAACGCAACTGGAATAGTTTCATTAAGTGGATTGTAATCAAGTAAGTGCGGAAGCTCCAGTACGTCACCGACCATAAGTTTTCTACCTACAAGATCTATCATATCGTTGTAGTGGACAGTGATAAAGATGATATCATTATTCAGGAACAGCCCGAATTGGCTTAAGTCAAAGTCTAAGTTTTGTACGTTATAGTGACCGCGAAGACGATAGATGTTCTTATCATACTTTCTATCACGGTTCTCTAAGAACAGCAAGTCTTGAATGTTCAGCGGGTCTAGCGTATCATAGTTCGGCTGAGTGAAGTCAGTTGATGTATCACCCGTCGCCGGACCTAAGTATTTGTGAATATATAGGTCTGTTCCACCCACAGTGAATTGCTCGGCTATCGTTCTGTCAAGGAAACGATAATCGTTTTGTTTGTTGGATCTATATAAACTGAGCTTAGGCATATAGTTATTTATCGCAAATAAAGGTTGACAAGGTTCTATAAACATGTTATAACAATACTTCAAGTAAGAAAGGAATTATTTTGAAAACATTTAAACTTCTTGTTACCACCGCAGCATTAGTATTTGCTACTGCTGCTCAGGCGGAATCAGAAATTGTTGTCACTGCATTACGCACGCCAACAAATATAGAAAACACTGGAACTCAGGTTACTATTGTTGATAGTACTGAAATCACAAACAGGCAAACTGCAACTATTGCAGAACTACTTGCTACTCTACCTGGCGTCACGATTGACCGTTCAGGAAATACCGGAAGCGTTTCTAGTGTTAGAATCCGCGGAGCAGAAAGCGCACAGACTCTAGTATTGCTAGATGGTGTGCGAATGAATGATGTTGCACATCCAGCGGCTGGCTTTGATTTTGGCAGCTTAGTCACAGGTAACATTGATCGTATTGAAGTATTGCGTGGCCCTAGTTCTGTTCTTTGGGGCAGTCAAGCAGTCGGCGGCGTAGTAAGTTTGACTACTCGTGCTCCTAGTGATAATCTTACTAGTCGTGTTCGTGGAGAATACGGCTATGCTGACACCGCTCGTGCATATGCTGACCTTAGCGATACGGTTGGCCCTGTATCTTATCTTATTGGCGGCGGGCATGAACGTAGTGATGGAATTTCTGCGGCTGCTAACGGCGACGAACGTGATGGATTCAAAGCTAGTGCTGCAAATGCTAAAGTAGGCATTCGTCTTTCAGACAATGTAACTGTTGACTTGCGCAGCAACTATTTAGAAACTCGCTTTAGTTTTGATGGGTTTCCTCCCCCGTCTTATGCTCTTGCAGATACCGGTGAGTATTCAAAGACTAATAGCCTTAGTGGTTATGCCGGTCTTAATGTTTCACTGCTTGATGGCAAGTTTAAAAACCGTGCATCATACAGCCGCGTAAAGTTGAATCGCTATAATTACGAAACTGACAACACTGAAAACTTTCGCAGTGCCGGACTTAATCAGCGATTTGAATATCAGGGTACAGTTGATTTAGGTTCCAACAAAGCTATCTTTGGTTATGAACACGAAGCAAATGACTTTGAAACTAGGTACAACTACTCAGGTTGGGCCGGTGGCAATGCTGCTACTGCAAACATTGATAGCATCTATGCACAG